TTTACAAATCTTTATGAAAGGAGGCTAGCATTATGCCCGAAAATAGTGCAGAAATTTTTGTCAGTAACCATTTTGTTGACAGTAACGCAAGTAACTCGTTCACAGATGACGGCTTTGACAATCTCAAGACCTATTTAGGTAACGTCTGGAGAGGACAAAGTCGCATCTACACCGCCCCGTTCGCCAAGGGACAAAGTATTCAAAAGGTACTTAAAGACTGGGATTCTGTCCTTGTATCGCTCAAGACATCCTGGCCTTCATTGTACGCTTTTGAAAAGGACCTCGCCAAGAAGGTCGGTCCTATGTCAATCCAAAAACCTTTGAGTGAGAGGATGGATGACATTCGACATTACTATGAGGATATTCTCCTTTCCTCAAAACCCGTTAGTTCCGAAGCCATACATCAGGTAACTAACGAGTTCTCAGCTGTCGGCGCGCTGAGACTTAGGTCTATCAAAGGCACGGTAGATCTAATGAAGAAGAGTACCAACTCCGGATCACCATTTATGACTAAGAAAAGGAACGTTGTACTGGACACCATTCCTTGCGAGTCACATGTCATTAGTAACGCCAAACGTTATATTGATTATGAGACTTATTCTAAAGTCAAAGGTCACTGGTATCAAACACCAGCGATCATTGGATGGCGTGGACAGGAAGGAGGCCCTTCAGAAGAAGATGTTAAGCAGAGGGTTATTTGGATGTTTCCTTTCTCAGTTAACATCAATGAACTTCAAGTCTATCAACCATTGATTGAACAATGCCAAAAGTTCAATATCGTACCTGCTTGGGTTAGCAATTACGAGGTTGATAAGAGAGTCACTGATTTATTCGATACTAAATCAGATGATGATCTAGTAGTCTGCACTGACTTTAGCAGATTCGACCAACACTTTAACTCCGATTTACAGGATTGTTCAAAGGCCATATTGAACAGTCTCCTTGCCAGAGGTAAAGTATCTAAAGATTGGTTGGAGAATGTGTTCCCCATTAAGTACCAGATTCCTCTTCTTTGGAACGTAACAGCAGACGAGTGGGGAAAGACAGTCACGGAATTCCGTGGACTACATGGCATGGCTTCTGGTTCTGGCGGAACCAATGCTGATGAGACTCTAGCTCATCGTGCCCTACAGTATGAGGTGGCTATGCTACACAATGCTAAATTAAACCCGAATTCACAGTGTTTAGGCGACGATGGGATACTGAGTTATCCCGGGATCACTGTGGAGGATGTTGTTGAGGCGTATCAATCTCATGGGCAGGAATGTAATCCAGATAAACAATACGCTTCAACTCAAGATTGCGTATATTTACGTCGATGGCACCACAAAGATTATAGGGTAGACGGAATATGCGCCGGGGTATACTCTACATGCCGAGCTATTGGTAGATTAAGGTACCTCGAAAGATTTATGGATCCAGAGTATTGGAGCCCTGAACTTGTAGCTCTCAGGCAACTGTCCATACTTGAGAACTGCAAATTCCATCCCTTACGGGAGGAATTCGTTCAATTTTGCATGAAAAGGGATAAATACCGTCTTGGTATCGACATCCCAGGCTTCCTCGACAATATCACTCAATTGGCGATCGAAGCTACCGACCACATGTCAGACTTCCTAGGCTATACTAAGACCTTGCAGGGCGAAGGTGCTGAAGGTATAGCTTCATGGTGGATAGTTAACTATCTGAAGTCGCTTCGGTAAAGTCGGG